AGATCGCCGACGCGGGTAAGCGCTTCCTCGCGTTCAATGAAGCCGTGGGTCTGACCGACGCGAACCTCATCCAGTACCTTACCACGGTGGGTGACGTCATCTCCGTGACGGGTGGAGGGTCCGAGGCGTTCGGTCGCATCAACCTCGCCATCGGGCAGATCGGGTCGACCGCCAAGGTGACGCTGGAGAACCTCAATCAGATCGCTGATGCCATCCCGGGCTTCTCACCCATTGCAGCCATCGCGCAGGGTCTCGGCGTGTCGACCGCGGAGGCGATGAAGCAGATCTCGGCCGGTGCGATTCCCGCGGCGCAGGGCGTGCAGCTTCTCCTGCAAGGAATGCAGAAGTTCCCGGGCGCCGCGGGCGCGATGCAGAAGCAGTCACAGACGCTCCTCGGTGTGTTCTCCACGTTCAAGGACGTCATCGGGCAGACGCTGGCCGAGGCGTTCGCACCGGCCATTCCCGCGATCAAGAACGCATTGACTGAGGTCACACCGGTCATTAGCGACGCACTCGGCCAGGTGGCACCCGCGCTGGGTCGCCTCCTCGTCAGCGTTCTACCGATCATCGCCGATCTGATCGCCGGTCTCGCACCGGTCCTAACGCCGATCCTCGACGGACTCGCGACCGCGTTCGCCGCGATCGGACCGGTGCTTAAGCCACTGGGTGAGGCGCTCGGTGAGGTCATCCACGGGCTCGATCCGCTGTGGCCCGTCATCGGTAAGGTCGTCGAGGCGCTCGGTGAGTCACTTACGCCGGTCATCGCGGCGCTGGCACCGATTCTGCTCGACATCGCCCAGCCGCTTGCGGACATCCTCATCGCACTTCTGCCGATCCTACCGCCGGTCGCCGAGCTGACGCGCATCGTCCTGCTGCTCATTGAGCCGCTGATCAAGGCCGCGGCGGCGTTCCTCAGCTGGGTCGCGATCGAGGGCCTCACACCACTCATTAAGGCGCTCGTCACGGTGCTTAGCCTGCTACTCGACCCGATGTCCGCGTTCGCTGAGAGTCTCGAGCGGATCGACTGGGACGAGGTCGGTGACGACGTCGCCGGTGCGTTCAGCGAGGCGTGGGAGTCGGTTAGCAACTTCTTTGAGGGCATCGGCGAGTTCTTCGCAAAGCTTCCCGGACAGATCGTCGGGTTCATCGCGTCGCTACCAGGGCGATTCGTCGCCGCGTTCAACTTCATGCTCGACGCGACGTTCCGCGCGATCGGCATCTGGATCGGTCTCGTCATCGCGTCGTTCACACGGCTGCCCGGTCTGATCTTGCGCGCACTCATCGCACTGCCGGGTGTCGTCGCAGATCTCTTTAAGCGCATGCGCGACCAGTCGCGTGAGACGACGACCAGCATGATCTCCGAGGTCGTGGCGTTCGTCCAGGCGCTACCCGGTAAGCTCGCGTTCGCACTCGCCCAGCTCGGTCCTGTGATCGCGGCGTTCTTCACGAACGCGTTCAACCGCGGACGCGACATCGTGTTTGAGACCGTGCTCAACATCGTGAAGTTCGTGAAGAGCATACCGAGTCGCATCGGTGACTTCGCCGTTCAGATGGCGGCGAGCATCGTGAGCTTCTTCAAGTCGTTCATCAACCGCGCCATTGACCGGATCAACGAGGGCATCGCGTCGGTCGACCGGTTCATACCCGGCGATCTCCCACGCATCCCGCGACTCGCGCACGGCGGCATCGCGTTCAGCCCGGCGCTCATTGGTGAGGATCCGGGTACGACACCCGAGGCGGCGATCCCACTGGGTGATCAGCGGGCGATGGCAATGTTGCGCGACGCACTCGGGCATGGGAACAACATCACGTTCGGTCCGGGCGCCATCGTCGTCAACGTGCCGGAGGGAACGTCACCGGCGCAGGCGCGTAAGCTCGGTGAGGCGGTTGGTGAGGGTATCATGCGTAAGATCGATATCGTAACCGCGGTGAGGACGACGTAATGGGAACGTATAACCCACATCTCCCGTACATTCTCGGTGAGGAATGGGTGCCCATTCGCGATGAGGATCTTGTGTTCTCACCGTCAGTCAACGTCGTCGAGCTCGGACATACGTTCGGGCTCGACACATCACGACAGGTTCGTGATGCGCGGTTCTACACGCATGAGCTGTCGCCTGAATCCAGTGGTTTTCAGTGTGGGCAGATGGCCATCTACCCATCGGGCACGGAAGAGCTTACCGGACCGATCCAGCAGGTTCTCATACCGGCCACCACGATCGGCGTCACAGGATCAAACATCAGCGGCGCCAACGGCTCGATCTTTGCCACGTACTCAGGTGCGTTCCAGGAGGCGGCCGTCTTCTTTGCGACGAACGGATATCCTCACCTCTCAGGAAAGCGCATTCTCAATGTCTCGCTGATGTACGCCGGCTATGTGATCGATACTGATGCGAACAGCAACAACATCCCGTTCGTCGACCCGGACCCCATCACTCCCATCACGAACCTCTACATCCGGAACGACAGCGCTAGCACGTCCATTTCGTTCTCTCGTTACGCGGTCGCCAACACGGGTGCGTTGTGGCAGCTGAACACAGCCATCAACCCAGCGTCCAATTTCGCAGGTGTGCCGAGCCCAGGTTCGGTGAACTTTGGTGACGTCGTACCGTTTGCACTCACGGGCATCGGAACATCGGAGCGACTGCCGTGGACATACCCAGACCTACAGCGATTTGAGGCGTCGGCCGGGTCGCGTCTTCATGCGCACTTCTTGTTTCAGATCCCGTCGACGAATCCCTCTGTCAATAACTGCCAGGTGTTTGTCACCTCACTGTTCTTACGAGTCATCTACTGTGAAGAGCAGCGAGTGGTGATCGGCGGCAAGCTGATCAGTCCGTACGTGCTCGGCGCGAACATCGTCACTATGCGAAGTCTCGCACGCGCGGCCGATCCGGTCTTGTCGGCGGGAACGTACTCGGCGGTGATGTCGTGGGTCAATCCCGGTGACATCGACTTCGGTCTCGCAACTAGCTCGGGATTTCCCGAACTGAACGCGCTGCGTGAGCTATACGACATACCCACGCATCAGGGTGTGCAGGTGAACGTTCCGTTCCCACTGGAAGATCACATCGGTGACACGTTCACCGCGGAGCAGATCCACGTCTTACCACAGCTGTCTCTTCACACGTCGGGCGGACCGCTCACCGAACCCCACGTCTACGGACGGCAGGCTGCGGCGCACGTGTACAGCACCATCATCGCCTCACAAGAGATCCTCGTCACAGGAAGTGTGGGCGGACAAGCGTGGCAGCAGGCGCGGTATTACGCGCGGCGCTATGGCAACACCACTGTGCCACTGCTACTGTTCTCGCCCGACGCCACGATCAGTGGTGCGAGTAATCAGATCACGCTAACGCCCGGTGAGTGGGACGCACTACCGGAGATCATTGATCGCTGGAAGGAGGTGACGAAGCCCTTCCCCGTGGCGCCCGTGATGCCGAATGGGCAGGTGCGATGGCGGTGGTCCGCGACCGGAGAAACGGCCGGAAACCGCTGGGAGGTACTCGGCGCGATCGCTCCGGCGATCTCAGGCATTCCGGGCAACTCACTCAACAAGGTGCCCGCACCGAACCAGCTTTCACTCGCCACGTATGGTGCGCCGTCGCTGGGTGACTCCACCAATCTCGGCTGGGCACCCGGGTACTCACCGTTCGTCACCACTACGACGGATGACCAGACGGCCGACGCCGTGCTCATGTTCTCACAGGACCCACCGACGATCACCGGCTTTGCGATCAACCTACAGTCACAGTCCGTCACCGGGTTCACTGAGTGTACTCACGGTCCGTGCTGCCTACCGTCGGCGATCCAGTACCACCGCGTAACGTGGTCGCCAACGACGCTTCCGACGACCGGCTTCGGTGCGTACGAGCTGCAGCGTCAAGATGTAGTCGACGCTACGTGGCAGACGATCATGCTCGCCACGTCACCCGCGGTGACGGGGTTCAACGACTATGAGGCGCGCGTTGGCGTGCTGTCCTCGTACCAGATTCGGCAGCTCAACGTTCTCGACTTCGCGGGCCAGTGGTCCGTCACGGGTACCGGAACCGTTACGGCACCGGGTGTCACGCTACCGTCGTGCGGTTCCAGTAAGCGTGGTGTGCTTATCTTCACGAGCAACGAGTCACAGGACGGCGCGTACAACCTCGCGTACGCGATGACGTGGGATGAGTCGCCGGTAGAGTCGTTTGACTTCCCAGAGGCCAGCGCCGTCCAGTTCACGACCCAGCACGACCGTGACTATCAGGTCGCGTTCCACGGCAGTGAGCGCGGTGGCGAGACGTTCACGCGAAGACTCTTACTCGCGAACGCGGCGATCGCGCTGCCTCGACTCGCTAACGTAAGATCACTACGAGACATGGCGTGGGCCGACCTACCGTACGTCTGCGTGCGTGATGACATTGGCAACCGGTGGCTCGCCGCCGTCATCGTACCTCACGATGACGTACGACGCAACCGGCGCCTGTACAACGCAGAGATCACCGTCGTCGAGGTCACCGCGACGCCGAGTCCGGTGGACCCGTGATGCTCACCAACTTTCCACTCGACCCATACCTCGACATGCCCGCATGGCGCGGCCAGCGCGTCGAGCGGTTTCGGTTTGAGTGGAAGAATGCCATCACCGGAGAGACGCTCGGGTGGCTCACACCCGAGAAGGAACCGGTGCCGCTACTGACGCACAACACGTCGATATCGATCAAGCGTACGCTATCTCTCGACCTCGGCACGTTCGACACATCGCAGGTCAACGCACTCACTGATCGCATCTTACTGTGGGTCGACATCGGAGGGACGACGTACCCGCTAGGTCGCTACATGTTCACGTCGGAGACGGACCTCAAGTCGACGCGCGGTGATCGTGGCACGTTCCGTCTACTCGATGAGGGCTTCATCATTGAGCAGCAGATCTCCCAGGGATTTGCGTCACTCGAA